AGCCCGCCGATGTCAGTCGGTGGCAGTTTCGCTTAGGCGATCGCAACACGCACAAGGCGGTGGCCACCAAGCACCAGGACAAGAAAAGCGGTGAGCTGAAGCTGATCAGCCTGGACAACACGGATGCGCCCGACGGGCTGCCGGCGGTGCATACAGACCGTCATATCTACCCCAACAAGACCGCTGCGGCCCAAGCCGCCAAGGCCCGGCTGACCGCCTTCAATCGATCTTCTGCAGGCGTTCGTCTTGAAATGCCTGGGCGTACCGATCTGTTTGCCGAGCGGTCGGTAAACGCCACGGGCTTCAAGGTCGGCATTGATGGCGAGTACTTGGTCGACTCGGTTGAGCAGGTATTCACCCAGGCGGGCTGGTCGACCACCGTCGAGTGTAATGGCGGCAAAAAGGGTAAGGCCAAGGCCAAGGGCAAGAAGGCAAAAAAAACCAAGGAGGTCAAGGTTCTACAGCTTTGACGTGACTCACTGAAACCCCCATTTAACTGGAAACCGCCGCCATTTGGCGGCTTTTTTTTGCCTGGAGAAAACATGTCTATCACCCTGCAGCAGTTGCTGTTGATCCTCCCGAACGCTGGCCGTCAGGCCGGGCTTTTTGTCGGCGTCTTGAATACTGCGATGAGCAAGTACGGCATCGTCACGCCCAAGCGAATCGCGGCCTTCATTGCCCAAGTTGGGCATGAGTCCGGCCATTTGACGCGCCTGGTCGAGAGCCTGAACTACAGAGCGGACCGAATCATAGCTTTGGGTAATGCCGCTAGCCCGGGTTCCCGTTGGCGATCTCTGGTGCCGCGTGCCGCCGAGCTGGCCGGCAGTTCGGCACGCATGGGGAATGCCGTTTATGGCGGCCGTATGGGCAATGGTCCTGAGGCGTCGGGCGAGGGCTATATCTACCGAGGGCGCGGCCTGATCCAGATTACTGGCAAGGACAACTACCGTGCGTGCGGTGAAGCCCTGAGCGTCGATCTGATCAATCACCCCGAGCTGCTGGAGCAGCCGCAATATGCAGCGCTGTCGGCGGCCTGGTACTGGTCCGTGAACGGGCTGAACACGCTGGCCGACGCCGGCGACATCCAGAATATCGGCAGCCTCATCAATACGGGCAGCAAGGGCAAGATCCCGAATGGCGCAGCTGATCGCCTGGCGCTGTATCAGACGGCATTGCGGGTGCTGGCATGACGCCCGTGCAGAAGCTGGCCGGCCTGGTGCTGCTGATCATGGCGGCCATGGCCGTGAGTTTCGGCATTGCGTGGCAGGTGCAGGATTGGCGCCTCCGGAAGGTTCTGGCAGAGCAGGGCGCCCAGTTCGAGGCGGACCTGGCCGCGATCAGCAATGCCGCAGCAGCCCAGGCCCGTGCCGAGCAAGACAAGCGGCTGGCCACCGAGCAGCAGCTGGCCGCCTCCGACCGACAACACACCAAGGAATTATCCGATGCCCAGCGCAACCAAGCTTTACTGCGTGATCGCCTTGCTACTGCTGATGTGCGGCTGTCAGTCCTTCTCGACGCCACGGATTCAGCCAATGGCTGCAACATGCCTACCACCCCCGGCGCCGTCGGCGTGGTTCATGCAACCCGTCGAGCCCAACTTGACCCAGCGCATGCTCAACGAATTATCGGAATTACCGATGCTGGTGATCGAGGACTGATCGCCCTGCGGGCCTGTCAGGCTTATGCGAGAGACATTTCCCGCAACTTGTGAGTCGAGCGGTGGTAAGGCAGATAACCTTTATAGCTTATCTGCCGAAGAGTGTTGCTACACGGCGGGGGCAATCTTGTTTCCCTGTAAAGTTATTTCTATGTGAGGTGCGCCCTCTACAGTGCCTGATAATGAAATTGTTCCATTTTCGTAGTCAATATTGCCAACCGCATTCAATGTGTAGTTGTCGAGGCCGGTAACGTTAGTATTGCCCTCGCGCCACATACTGACTCTGAATTGCCCTGTGAAGGGCCCTGAAACGGTAGGGACGGCCCCTTGATAGAGATAGTTTGGGTCTCCGCCGTTAGCTGATCCGTTTTTGATTACTACAAGGCCGCCGCCATTATCTGGGCGGTTCGATCTAAAGTTTACTGAAAATATACCGTTCGACATTTCATACTCCTAGTGTGATGGCGTATTGATGCTAGCTGGTTGTTGTGAATATGCAATTTTTTAGGGGGGAGATAAAAACGAAATGTAACGATATGTTTGATTTACAAAAAGAGCGATCCAATTAGATGCGTCAACATCTAAATGGATCGCTGTCCCGCAGATTACCCCTGCAAGTCCAGCCAAGGCTCCTGCTTCGTGCACAAAGCGGAGCGAGCCTAGCACTGTTTATCCATACAGCAAAGGTCTTGCTACTATGTCTACACCCATCGTCCCATGGATGGGCGGCAAACGCCGCCTGGCCGACCGCCTTATCCCGCTCTTCCCACCCCACGAATGCTACGTCGAAGTCTTTGCCGGCGGCGCCGCGCTCTACTTCATGCGTCCCCAGGCCGCCCCGGTTGAAGTTCTCAACGACATCAATGGCGACCTGGTGACGCTGTACCGCGTGGTGCAGAACCACCTGGAGGAATTTGTGCGCCAGTTCAAATGGGCGCTCAGCTCCCGCCAGGTGTTCGATTGGCAGAAGATGACCCGCCCGGAAACCCTCACCGACATCCAGCGTGCCGCTCGATTCTTTTACCTGCAGCATCACGCCTTTGCCGGCAAGGTGACGGGGCAGACCTTTGGCACCGCGACCACTGGACCAGCTATCAACCTGCTGCGGATCGAGGAGAACCTCTCTGCCGCATGGCAGCGCCTGTCCGGTACCTATGTTGAGAATCTCCCTTGGATTGATTGCGCCGAACGTTACGACCGACCGCACACTTTCCATTACATGGACCCGCCTTACTGGCAAACCGCAGGTTATGGCGTGGACTTTTCCTTTGAAAACTACGAGCGAATGGCCGATTTCATGCGGCGCTGCAAGGGCAAGGTTATGGTCAGCATCAATGACCATCCCGATATCCGACGGGTGTTTGAAGGCTTTCACTTCGAAACGGTGGATATCCGATACAGCGCAGCTAACCAACGCCAGGGCAAAACCGAGATCAGCGGTGAGTTAGTGATCATGAATTGGGAGCCGGCAGCGTTGGGTGGGCTGTTCTGATAGGCGCCGCCGTTTTGAACGGTGGCGCCTTGCCCTCACTGAACTAAAGTTGCCCCTGTAGCTCGTATTGCAGTCTTTTAACCTCATATTGGGTAGCGGATGGATAAGCAACTCGCAGGTCTTTCATTTCTGCTTACCCTGGTGTGGATCTCCGCAGTCGCCTTCGTGATGTGGTACCTGAGCTGATCTGTCTGGCTCAATCAGTTCCGGCCCCTGATTTCTAACATTCCCTACGGCCTTGCCTACGGGAAACCATTCAAACTCTTCCGTGGGTTGGCACAACTCCTTTGCAATCTCCTCCGCTCGCGATGGAGTTATGCCGGGATCAAGCCACTCGTTGGCATCCTCTGGCGTCAGCACCAAAGGGCGCCGGTCGTGGATATCGACCATGCCCTGATCGCTTGCGGCGGTGATAATGACAAAACCATCGCCCTCGCGTGGCTCCAACCCAGGAGTGGCCTGAGCCAGCGCCCCGAAGAACATAGGACGTCTGCTTTTTAGCCTGATGAAGTACGGCTGTTTCTTCTTCGGATCATCCGGGTCTTTGACCCATTCATACCAGCCTTCACTGGGCACAATGGCCCGACCATTAGGCCAGAGCTGTTTGAAGAACTTCCCCGTGGTGACCGTCTCGACCCGAGCGTTGATCGGATCCGGGCGTTTACCCTTCGCCCAGAATGGCGCCCATCCCCATTTCACTGCATCGATATGCAGCCCATCCTCTAATGTGTGTAGAACCTGCACCCGCGTTGACGGTGCGACGTTGTAGCGATCAATAGGCTGAGCGTCATACCCGCTGAACAGCTCTACCTGCGGGCTCAGCTCTTCAATGAAGATCGCCATCCCTTCGTATTGCACGAATCGCCCACACATACGCACCTCCCCGCTTGTCGAAATCCCCTACAGAAAAATTGACCGCAAGCATTCTACAAAGTTAACTGTACATTCATACAGTAAATGTAAAAGGCCGCATCATGAGCTTCACCATTCTAGGTCCCATCGCTGAGGTCGGCGCGAAGTTGCCGTTGTGCTCGTTCCAGGTTCCGGCCGGTTTTCCTTCGCCGGCAGCGGACCACATCGAGCAGCACATCTCATTGGATGAGGTCCTGAATATCCGTGCGCCCCACGTGTACCTGGTGGCAATCACCGGGGAGAGTATGCAGGGCGTTGGGATATTCGATGGTGACCTGGCCGTGGTGGATCGTGCCATCGAGCCGATCCATGGGCATGTGGTGGTGGCACTTCTGAACAATGAGCCCGTCTGCAAGCGCTTGTGCAAGCGTGGCCGGGAAGTGGTTCTGCTTTCCGAAAACCCAAAGTTCCCGGCGCGCTACGTTCTTGAGGGCGACGAGCTGTCGATCTGGGGCGTGATCACCAGCACAGTGCGCAGCCATGTCTAAGCAGCAGCCAACCTTCGCACTGATCGACTGCAATAGCTTCTATGCCAGTTGCGAGCGAGTATTCCGACCTGACCTGGCGAAGGTGCCCATCGTGGTGCTGAGCAACAACGACGGCTGTGTCATCGCCCGGAGCTACGACGCCAAACCCTTCATCAAGATGGGCGAGCCGTATTTCCAGATCAAACACAAGCTCAAGCAGCACGGCATTGTCCCGTTCTCCTCCAACTACGCGCTGTACGGCGACATGAGCGAGCGCGTGATGAGCCTGATCGAGGCGATGGTGCCGGCGGTTGAGGTGTACAGCATCGACGAAGCGTTCGCCGATCTGACTGGTATCGGTGGGCTGGATGCCCTAGGCCGGCAGATTCGCGCCCAGGTGCTTCGCTGCACGGGTATCCCTGTCGGTGTTGGTATTGCTCACACAAAGACCTTGGCGAAGCTGGCAAACCACACTGCGAAGCGCCTCCAGTCCCAAACCGGTGGGGTGGTCAACATCACCGATCCGGATAAGCGTGACTGGGTGCTACGCAATACGGACGTGGCGGAAGTGTGGGGCGTTGGCCGCAAAATGAAACTCCATCTTGATGCCATGGGTATCAAGTCGGCTATGGACCTGGCTAAGGCCGACCCGTGGACGCTCCGTAAGAGGTTCAGCATTGTGATCGAGAAGACGGCCAGGGAGTTGGGTGGCACACCTTGCCTGGAGCTGGATGAGCCGGATCCGCCGAAGCAGGAGATCTGCTGTAGCCGTATGTTCGGCATGAGGCTGACGGAGCTATCGCCAATTAAGGAGGCGGTGGCCACCTACATGATGCGTGCCTCTGAGAAGCTACGCGCTCAGAACTCGCTGTGTAAGAAGATACGCGTGTGCATCCGCACCGGAATGTTCAATCCGGAAGAAGCGAAGTATGCCAATGGGGTGGTGGTGGATATGCCGTATCCCACTGACGATGTGCGGTTGCTTACTCAAGCGGCGTTGGGGGCGGTTGATCGGATATTTCGACCGGGCTTTAAGTACAGCAAGGCTGAGGTAATGTTGCTTAACCTCTGCCAGTCAGGTGAGTACACAGATGATCTGTTTCATAGGTCGCAACCGGCTGAAGCAACACGGGTCATGACGGTGTTGGACCAGATCAATGAGCGATGGGGCAGGGGCACGCTGCGCTCGGCGAGTGTGCCGTTGGAGCCTGGATGGGGCATGAGGCGCGAGATGATGAGCAGAAGCTACACGACTAGACTCGATCAGCTCTGGTCGGTGGGATGCAGTTGATGGTAGCAATCAGCCAGATATGAGGTATAAATGGCGAGTTTCGTTAATGCCTCTAAAAAGAACAGGGAATGTGAACTCAAATGGCTACCGAAAAAAAACCAGAAGCGAGCACTCAGGACATCAACCCGATCGTGCAGCGCTTCGTTTTTCACAAGCTTATTAGCGTGCAGGGTCAGAAGCTTGTACAGACATCGCCACGACACGAAGCTATGACTTTGCCGGATGAGAAGGTCAATACGCTGGCCGCGAGCATTCTTAAGAGCTTCAACGGTGAAGCAAGTGTCGCTTTTGCAGGCATCGAAACTGATAGCTGGTTCGAGACTAAAACACGCAAGTACCTAGATCAGAAAGTTAAGCCAGAGGATAACGCGGTCTTCTACGATTATTCTATAATGATGATGGAAAAGCTCGCAGATAAAATGGAAGAGGCCCCACTCTCAACTGGCGGCTATTTGACCATTATAGATTACATGATAGAGGGAGGGCGGCATTTAATGCTTGTTCTCATTAAGGACCAGAAAGGTATCGGTATTAACGCCGATATGGAACTCGAAGAGGTTGTTACTCTCGGGACAGACAAGCTTCATTTTGCCGCTGATATTCATGTCGGGCGCTGGTTGTCAGAAGATGAAGTTGAGCGTGAGCGGCACGTGGCCTTTCTAAAAGGGAAAAACCGACTCGATACAGTTGTTGGTTATTTTAAAAGCCTTTTGAATATCGATGAAACCCAGTATCACGATCCATCGAAACATACCAAGCAGATTGTTACGGCGGTTAAAAACTATTGTGAATCCTTCAAGGATGAAGATGGCGCATTGGCTGCAAGAAGAGCGATTCAGGATTGGGCCGAAAGCCAAGCGGCTAATGGTCTTGCGATAACTCTAAGTGCTGTGGCAAATTTGATCGAGCCAGATTCGCCTGAGAAATTTATTGAATATCTTAAAGTCAATAAATTGGAGATTCCCGCTGAATTTGTTCCGGTTACTCAGTTTTTGAAATCGTTAATGAAATATAAAGTTATTGGGCCAAAGAAGCAGTACACATTATCTTTTGAGCAGTCTGCAATAGAAGATGGTCTGATTTTTCAGAATGAAAATGGCAATATCGAAATTGCCGAAGCTCCCGCTGCAACTTTGAAACTCATACCAATAAAATGACTAGCTCAGAAGAACTGAAAGATATTGATAGGATACTAGAGCTGTCGGGCTTGACTGCTTTTGACTGGCACCCATCTTGTATATCTTGCGAGCGGGCTTTGAGTCCTAAAGCAGTTGCTCTAATTAAAGCGCTCATTGATAGCCCACATACGGAGGTGAGTCTTAAGAAAAAGGGTCAGCACGTTGAGGATTTGAATAGCGGTGATGTCTTCGAAGTTTCTATCGACTTGCCAAAAGGTGCTCACTGTTGCCTTTCGCGGACTCCGAACGATCTCCTCCGTTTTTACTATCTGCACGCGTTACCAGAACATTATGCTTTTGCGGACCCATTTTATAAATCCTGGGACGCAGGCAGAGTTAAGCAACCTGCGATTGTAGAAAAGTTAATCTCTGCTAACAGGTTTGTGATATCGCTCGAGCAGCATCGCATTTTGGAACGCGACGGAAATAGTAGAAGTTATGTTGTGCACACTCACAATGGGAAAACGTGCATTCCTTTTAAGTCTGAAGCAGGTTACTTGGAAAGTGTGCCTCTGGAAATTCAGGAGGCGATAAAAATTCTGGCTGAGTTGTTTAATGATAGCATTCACTCCAGTGAAAAGGAGCGGATCGTACGTAATGCCATAGCTGAGGCTATGCGTTCGTGCGATTTAGAAATGCGTTTGAGGCATCTTCTCAAGCATGCATTGGAAATTGTGTTGGTTGCGCGGAATAATTATGACTTGTTCGTGGCTAGCTTCTCTTTTCAAAATGATCAAGAAAAACTTTATGAGCAGAAGCGCGAGTTTAACGTAAAGCTAAACGCATTGCTGTCAGGTATACAGGGGAAATTGTTAGCTATCCCGGTGTCCACAATACTTGCCACCAGCCAGCTGAAAAATGTTGGTGAGCAAAATTATATTTTGATTAATGCTTCAATAATTTTCTCAGCTGCTTTTTTTACTTTGATAATTATCTGGTTGATACTAAGTCAGTTGGCCGCGTTGATATCTATAAAGTCGGAGATAGAATCAAAGGAGAAGAGGTTTAAGGTTGAGCTGCCAAGAATATTTAGTGAGGTTGAGTCGATTTTTACCGCGCTCAAAGCCTCCTGTGTTTTTAATATTAGAGTGTCAAAGGTTATTCTTGGTTTGGCCAGTATTCTGTTTGTTGTGACTTTTTATGTTTATGTTTTGAAAACGCCACCGTTGCACTGTCTTTTATTATCTGTGCTTCACGCTACTATGTTCGGGTTTTTATGGTTGGCTGATTGGATAAGGGAGGCGATTCTTGTGATGTGGTCTTATTTTTAACTCTGGCTAATCATTAGAATGAAAGCAGCTTTAGGGAAGATACATAGCTTCTTGAAGAGTTTGAATAAGGAAGCCTGGCGGATGTCAGGTTTTTTTGCATGAGAAAGAGGTCGGTTGTTGCTTGAATTTTGCTACATCGCGAATGTGTTGTGCACAAAATTTTAATAAACACGTGCGTAGAAGCTAATAGGCGTTCCAATCCATCATCGAGTCGATTGAGCCGGTAGGATGACTAAAGTGGGGTTGAGTTGGACGCGCGTCGAACGACGACTGATTGAGTTTAACCGGTGGAAGCATCTGCAAAATCAATTCCGCAATCAAAATTAGGGCTCGCGCCGGGCGTGGGCTCCAGCAGTCTTAGAAACTCGTGCTTGCGGAATGCATTTAACGTTAACCTATTGAAAATGTTCGTATTTTATCTGGATTGCAAATCCGCCTACGCCGGTTCGATTCCGACCTCGGCCTCCACTCTTAAAAACCCCGTAGATTAACGTCTACGGGGTTTTTTATTGGCTTTTAAAAAGCAACGCACAATGGTCGTTATGGCATTCACTCCCAGCCTCTACTGGAGGGTCATGGCCAATGCGTATAACCAGGCATGGAACGGAATAAGGAAATCGATGGATGAAGGCCCTTGCAGAACTCTCATTCGAGTTCATCTGGCACCTGGCATTTACCGAGGAAGAGTACCTCGACTTGGATTTCTCAGTACGGTGGCTGTCATCGCTGGGGGTCTACGTGAACGCGATGACCGCGGAAGAAAAAGCCGCGCTCGTCGCCGTTGCGATGGATCGACAGGCTCGTTGGTTGGCACCACCGGACGCACAGGGGTTTACTCAACGGAACCTCGTTACGGCGGAACAGAGAGCGTTTCTGGACAGTATGATTTCGGGTGAGTTTTTCAGTCAGTTCGATTGATAACCGTACTGCCGTCAACCCTGCGTGAGTTGAGCACGTTGGGTAGGTGTTTTCTAAGGAATGGATATGAAGTGGTCAGAAGTGTTAAGTGTGGTGAGTTCTGTAGCGTCAATAACCGGTATGTCACTGTTTAGCGCAAGCCTGCTGTTCGAAGGGATGAGTTTTCGGCAGATCGCGTGGGTCGCCAGTATCACCATGATTGTCGTCTTGGTGACATTGGGGTGCGTAGTGGGGGTTGTTCAAGGGGCGCTTTGGGTGGGGCGAACGTACTGTTTTGGAGCACTCAGTTTTGTGTATTGGTGCTTCGCTGGCGCTGTCATCATCGTTATTACGGGCATGATGGTGATGAGTGCTTCGTATATGATTGAAGATGCAGCGTCCTTCATCGTTCCTTGAATCGTAAACCGGGATAAAACGGGTCAGACCACGATAGGCGAGCGTCAATGGTCTGCCCCAGCATATCAACACCACTACTGGCCTGCGTTCCTCCTGCCTGGACGCTTTGCAAGCTCCACCGCCGCAGTAATCGCTGCGCGCGCCTGAGGGCTGTTCTTCCAGCAGGTTGACCCGAGTGCGGCGGACGCTTGCGCCAGGATGTCATCGAT